TATATCGACTATATAAAAGAGACCTACGGTAAGTACGAAATCGAAGTTATTAACCGAGACGAAGCGATTATCCCCGAGCTAAGTATGGATAACTTTAACGATACGAAGTGCGTTTACCCGAATCGTAATATTAGCCGAGAGCTAGCCGAAAAAAGAGGGCTTATCCGCTATTGGCTATTCGACGACGACTATACCCGATTCGCTTATAAGAACTCGAAAAATAAGACTAAGGTAATAAATAAAGCCGAGACCCTAAAAGCTCTATTCTCCGCTATCTCCGAGTTCGGCTATAAAACCGGTGCCGCTAACGTCGGCTTCGTACAGGCGGTAGCAAACTACGGTAAATACGATACTCGTAAAAAGGTATATAACTTTCATAACCTACCGACTGATAAAAAGCTATTCCTAGAGTTTAGAGGACGTACTAACGAGGATATGGTCCAAGGAATCGACGGAGCTATGCGAGCGAAGCTTATCGTAGGCTTTACGAACGTCCGAGGGCTAGCGAAGCCTCCGGAGGAGCAGACCGGCGGACTAACCGAAATCTATTCGCAAGACGGACAGTATAATAAATCGTATTACGCTATTCTCGCTAACCCTGGCATATCTAAAATATCGAAGCAATTTACGACGCTTACTCGCTACTACCATAAAGTAAACCTCTCTAAAATAGCTCCGAAGATAGTTCCGATTAAATATAAAAAGGAGGTGGGTAGCGATGTCGTATAAATTAAGAGATTCTCTAGACCAAGAGACGCTAAATAAGCTCTATGGTTTAAAACGTAGGCTAAGTCGTGGTAAACTAAGTAAGTCAAATAATAAAGGAGACCAGCAGTATGTCAAAGGACAAAACCACCAACGAAGAACAAGTAACGCCGGAAGTTCCGGAAGAAGCTCCGAAAAAGCCTCAAGCCGTAATTAAGGTAGTAGCTATTCCTCTAGATACCGAGTACGTAGAGCCGGAGGGTTGGGTACTTAAAGAGATTCATAGCGTAGACGTAGCCGAGGGTAAGTTCTTCGGCGTATTAGTAAAGATTCTAGATTACCCTAGTCCTAAACTTCGAGCCGGTAAAGAGTTCGAAATACCTCAAGAGTAAAAACTAGCTCTACTATCCTTTTCGCTAAGATAAGGTTTATACTAGGAATATGAAGACCGCTAAAAAGTCAACTCCGAAACCAAAGAAAGCCGTAGCTCGTAAGACTAAGGTAGATTGGTTCGTAGTTCGTAAAGAATACCTTACGGACGCTACTAGCTCTTATAGAACTCTAGCTAAAAAGTACGAAGTTAGTACTACTACGTTAGAGAAAAGAGCTAAGTCCGAGGGTTGGGCGGAGTTACGGCAAGAGCTTGGCGAAAAAGCCTTTAGCGATTTTACTCAAAAGTTACTCGATACTAAGAGCGAAGCACAGAGCCGACACTTACAGCATTGGCAGAACTTACAGGCTCTAGTTAATAAGTCGATTATAGATATAGCCGAGCGTAGTTACTATACGAATAAAGCCGGACACCTCGTTTTAGACGCTAAGAATAACCCGATACCTAGACCTATAAATCCGTTTGAATTAGAGAAGCTAGCTAAGGCAGCAAAAATAGCTATCGACGGAGAAAGAGTCGTTCTCGGTATTCCTACGAGCGTATCGGCTCTTAGCGACCCTCAAGGTAATAACGTATGGTCCGGCTTCTCGGATATGATTAAGGCAGCAGAAAAGGTATTATCAGAAAATGGACAAGAAACAAGCGGAGGCGATTCGTAAGTTAAGAAAAGCGAGTAAAATATCTCCTCCTTTTTTTAATGAGTGGATTCTCGGCGGTTCTTTTTGGTCGAAGCAAGAGGAGATTATTCTATCCGTTCGAGATAACCGCTATACGACCGTCCGAGCTTGCCACGACGTAGGTAAGACGTATATCGCCGCACGTACGGCTTTATGGTTTTTATACTCGCACCCTCAAAGTATCGTCGTATCTACCGCTCCTACAATGCGTCAAGTCGAAAACCTCCTATGGAGGGAGTTACGTTCGGCTCACGAATCGAGTAATCAACCTTTAGGCGGAGAAGCTTTAAAGACTCGACTAGATATAGCTCCGGACTGGTACGCTATCGGGGCTTCGTCCGGCGACCCCGATAAGCTACAGGGCTTTCACGCCGCAAGTGGCGATATTCTTATTATTATCGACGAGGCAGCCGGTGTAGCCGAGCCAGCGTTCGAAGCTATCGAGGGTATGATGACCTCCGAAAAAGCTCGTATGCTAATGATAGGCAACCCGACATCGGACGCAGGTAGTTTTAGAGAATCGCACCATAGTTGGGATTACTCGAATAAGATACATATCTCCGTATTCGATACGCCGAACTTCGTTAATAACGGTATCCGAACGCTAGAAGACCTAAAGGAAGTTAATCTCGATAACGTCGAAATAGTTAGTCCTTGGTTAGTTAGCCCTCGTTGGGCTTTCGAAAAAATAGACTCTTGGGGTATAGATAGCCCGATGTTCCAAGCTCGTGTACTCGGTAACTTCCCGAGCGAATCTACTAATACGATTATTCCGCTTAACTATATAGAACTCGCTTACGAGAAAGAACACCGTAAGAAACTCGAAGAAGCCGGAGGACCATTACGTCTAGGAGTCGACCCTGCTCGCTTCGGTAACGACGAAACCGTTATTACGCCGAGATACGGAGGCTTTATACCGGAGCAAGCTATTACGTTTAAGGAGGGTACGACCGCTACCGCCGGACGAATCCTACAGTACTCTAGTCCTAGACCGGTCTTTATCGGAATCGACGTAGACGGACTCGGAGGCGGTGTCTACGATACGTTAGCCGATTCTAATATCGACGGAATAGTCGAGATACATAACAACGCTAAGGCTTTACCGGACGCTACCGGACTTACGTTCGCTAACTTAGCTTCGCAGTTATGGTGGAGAGCTAGAGAAATGTTTATAGCCGGAGAGCTAGCTATTCCTAAAGACGATAAACTAATAATGCAACTCTCTACCCGAAAGTATAAGTTTACCGGTAGAGGCTTAACCGTAGAAAGTAAAGACGATTGGAAAGCTCGCTATAAGGGTAAAAGTCCGGACAGAGCGGACTCACTTATTTACTCGTTAGCTGATATAATCAGTACAGAAGACGAGGCGAAAGCCAGTACCGTAGGAAAAGATGTAGCTTCTAGGTTAAAAGAACGTATGCGAGAATAAAAATAAGGAATATACTATAGATATGAAGATAGGACCAGTAAAAATCTCACTAGCCAAGCCTACACCTCCGGAAGTTGGCGTAGAAGTTGGTACATCGACCGTCGGACTAATGCCCTCAATTTTCGGCGACGAGTTTATAGATACTAGCAAGGTTAAGGTAGCCGACTTTAAGAAAATGCTCGATACCGACGGTACGGTTCAAGCCCTATTTAATACGATAGTAATGCCTCTACTCGGTTCTAACTGGTCTATCGAGCCGGACGAAGATACTCCGGAAGCCGTAGCCCAAAGCGAGTGGGTAGAAGAACGCCTCCGTATGCCACCGCATAAAGGCGGTATGAGTACTCCTATGGACTTAGTATTAGCTCAAGCTCTCCGAGGAGTTATAGAGGGTTACGCCGGATTCGAGAAAGTCCTAGAAGTTAAAGACGGTCGAGTAGTTTTCCGTAAAATAGCTTGGAGAGACCCGACGACTCTAGCTATGCGTACCGACGACCGAGGCGGATTTAACGGATTTAAACAACGAGCTTTTATCGGAAGCGATTATCGAGAAGTTATTATCCCTATAGAAAGGGCTTTTCTCTATACCTACGGTAAAGAGTTCCATAACCTTAAAGGTCGTTCGGCGTTTACTTCGGCTTACGTATCCTACGATAAGAAGCGACGACTACATTACTTTATGGAGCAACAGGCACAATCCGACGCTCTAAAAACTAAGGTAGTTACCGGCAAAGAAAAGGCTTCTCAAGGCGAATTAGACGCTACGGTAGAAGCCGTAGACGAACTAGGCTTTAAAGCTACGGTAGGTCTACCGTTCGGCTACGAATTAGCCGCACTTAATACAGGCTCGCAGTTCGATTTAATGCCTTACGTAGAACATCATAACGCCGAAATGGCTCGAAGCGTCCTAGCTATGTTTATTCTTCTCGGTACTGGTTCTAAGACCGGTAGCTATAGCCTTAGCCAAGACCAAAGCGACTTCTTTATACAGGCTCTTAAAGCCGTTAGAACGTCTCTCTCGACTCATATTACGAGCTACCTAATACCCGACCTATATAACTACAACTTCGAGAAGCCTCTCTACGGTACGTTTAAGTTCGAAGATTTAACCGACTCTACTATCGAGCTATTAAAGCAAGTCTTTATTAAGCTAACCGAGAAAGATAAGTTACCGCAAGAAGTTATCGACGGAGTAGTACAGAAAGTAGCCGATAAGCTCGATATAGACGTAAACGTCCTCGATAAAGCTACTAAGGGCGAAGAAGATAATACGGAAGAAGCTCCTATAGAGACTCCTAATACTTCGAATAACTCGAAGATTAAGTTCGCTACAGACGGTTGGCGACGAGACCTAACTCCGGCGGAGAAGAAAGTTAACTTTAGCGGTCTAGATAAGAAGCTTAATAGCCTAGAATCGGAGTTCGAGCGTTCGGCTAAACCGCTATACGATGAGCTAGCTAAGACGGCTATCGCTAAATTAGATAAAATCCTCGAAGATAAAGACTACGGTAAGATTACCGAAAAGACTCTATTCGACGAGAACGTAAAGAATCAGTACGTACGAGCCGTTAAAGAGTCCGGTCTCGAAGCTTACGTTTACGGTAAGAACGGAGCTAGCGACGAACTCGGCGTAAAAGCTCCGGCTACTCCGAAAGCTTCTAAGGACTTCTTCCGAGACCAAAGCGTTAGTATCGTAGAAAAGCAATATTCCGACTTAATCTTTAAGATACAAGCCGAGGTAGCGAAAGCTCGACGTAAAGACCAACTCTCTAAGCTATCTATCGGAGCGGTTATCGCTACGGTATCGGCTCTATTTACCGACTTCTATAAAGAGGTTATCGGCTTAACGGCGGCAGCTATCGTATCTACCGGAGTAAATAAAGGTCGTAAAGACGTATTCGAAGATACCTCTAACGATATTAGCGAATACCAGTACTCGGCTATTCTAGATACTAAGACTTGCCCGATATGCGACGACCTAGACGGAAGCGTAGTAGACGAAGCCGAATATAAGCGAACAGAGTTCGACCCTCCTATACATCATCATTGCCGTTGTATATGGGTAGCGATTCTTAAAGACGAATTAGACCAACCTCCTATTACCGGATTACCGGAGCGACCAGGCGGAGTAGACGAGCCTAGCCTTACCCGAAAACTAGAGGAGAGAGTCGAAGAATTAAGCGAAAAAGCAGTTAATCGAGCGGTAGATAAACTACTTAACGAGGAGTAGTATCTATGGCGAATAAGTTAGAACAAATCGCTTTAAAAAAACAGAGAGAAGCGGAAGAAGCTCGAGAAGCCGAGATTAAGTCTCTAGCTAGCGTAATAGCTTCCGAGACTATCTCTCGTATTAAGAATCTATCCGCCGACGAGAAGAAGCCGTTAGAGGCTACTATATCCGAACTCTCTAAAGGTCTAGCCGAAGCGGTCGCTCTTAGTAACAAAAAGCTAGGCGGAGATATATCCGTCTCTTTCGCTAAGTTAGTAGATAACTTTAAGCTCGCTATTCCGGAGAAGTTCGATAACTCTACGAACGAAAAACTATTCGCTAAGATAGCCGACGATATTCTAAAGTTCGATAACGCTATTAAAAGCCTCGAGCTTAACCCGACGATTAACCTTAAAGGTATTACGGCTACGGAATTAAAAGCCGAAGTCGACCGTTTAATCGAGAAGCTTCCGAAAGACGCTAAGGATAGTGTTAAAATCGAGTACGAGAAAGCCGGAGCGACGAACTATATAAACGTCCGACTAACCGACGGTATTAACTTCTATAAAGCTCTCGGCGGAGGAGGTGGCGGAGGTGGAGTAGCTCCTCTCGTAGAACTAACCGCTCCGACCGCTAAGTACGGCTATAACGGTAAGTCCGAGACGGCTTCTTATCAGTACCTATTCTTCGAGGATAAAGACCTTAATTGGTATATTCTACGTAAGAACTTAACGACGAATATCGTAGACTATGTTAAAGGCGACGGCGGTTTTATGTCGGTATACGATAGCCCGACTACCGCTCCGAGTCCGGCGGACGGAGACTACGGTAGCTACGGAGAGATATTTTAATAATTATGGTAAAATCTAAATAGGAGAATCTACTAATGAGTAAAGAAGAAAAAGCGATACCAGTCGAGATAGAAGCAACCTTAACGCCTGTTGTCGATAAGACTTCGGTAACGGTAGGACTTTTATACGAAAAGCTATGCCGAACTTATAATCTTAGCCTCGAGGAGATTCGAGAAGCTACGGTTACTATCGTAAACGGCGAAGTATCCGTTAAAGTAAAAGAATCTAAAAAGGAGACTAAAGAAGATGAGTAAAGCTAATACTACCGAGAACGATACGCTAGACGCTATCCTACGAGCCGTAGACCCTGCGTGGCGTTCTAACGCTAACCGCTATATCGCTCTATATACAGCCGACCCAGGCGAAGCCGGTTCTGCTACGACTAACGAAGCAACTTATACCGACTACGCTAGAGTCGCCGTAACCGCAGCTACCGGATTTTCGGCAGCGTCCGGAGGTTCTAGTTCTAATACCGGTCTAATACAATTCCCTCAATGTGGAGCGAGCGGTAATACGATTACTCACGTAGCTATCGTTACGACAGCTTCGGGAGCAGGACAGATTCTTTACTCGGGAGCTTTAAACGCCTCTCTAGCCGTAGCTAACTTAATTCAACCTCAATTCTCTGCGAGTGCATTAACGATTACAGAGGATTAGTTTATGTACCACTGTGGGGCGTGTAAACTAAAAGTTATAGTTATAGGCGAAAAAGTTATAAAAGCCTGTAAGTGCGAAGCTCCGATAGTAGCCGAGCTAGTCGCTATAATGGCCGGAAAGGGAGGAGTTACTAATTAAATGGCAGGATTCGCTAACGTAAAAGAAGTAGTAGACGCAGAGTTACGAGGTGCTTCTCGCTTTTCTACGTGGCGTAAATCTCCCTCCCAAGTTACGACGGCTCGAATATGGTTCGATTTATCTATGAGCCCAGGAAACCCAGTACCTAAGTATTGGTTCGACGCTCCTCCGCTTATCGCTAAGACTGTAGCACAGTCTACGGACGGAGGGCTTTATCACGGTTTAGCGGTCTCTCCTTTAAAGAAGTACCTCCGAGAAACTACGCAGATAGCTATAGTAGCTACGGCTCTACCTATGCCAATGATATTGTGCGACTACCTACTTTACTATCCGTCTATAGACGACTCTACCCTAGACCCTCAAGTAATGGATAATACCGTTACGTTACCGAGATATAGCGACGGAGACGGCGTACAAATGATAGCCCTAAGCGTCGCCGGACGTACCGGAGGACAGACGTTTAGCGTTACTTATACTAATAGCGAGGGCGTAACCGGACGAGTTACTCCTAGCGTACCGCAGAACTCCGCAGCGTCTATCGGTTCTATTATTACTTCCGACGGTGCCGCAGTTGCTACAGCCGGACCATTTATACCGCTACAGCAAGGAGATACCGGCGTTAGAGCTATAGAAAGTGTTACTATGAACGGAGCGGACGTAGGACTATTTACTATAATCTTAGTAAAACCTTTAGCACAGACGCAGATTAGAGGTATAGACGCTCCGGTAGAGAAAGATTATCTCTTAGAAGCCGGTACTTTACCCGAGATAAAAGACGACGCTTATCTTTCTTGGATAGTTTTACCGCAAGGAAGTTTAGCCGCAACACCGATTCACGGTACAATTAAGGTAATATGGAATTAAAAAGGAGAATAAATAGATGAGCGGATTCACTAGCGTAGACGATTTAGTAAATGAAATGACCGTAAACGGTAAGTTTAAGCGTACGGACTGGAATAAAAACACGTTCTCGACTACCGCACAGACCGCCGGTATGTGGTATTCGCTCTTTAGAGGAGCAGGTAATCCGTCCGCCGATACGATTATGGGTACTGGTACGAACTTAGCGTTCCAAGCTCTAACCGACGCTACCTCCGGAGCGACAGGTATATTACACGGCGGAAACGTCTCTACCGATACGAAGCATATTCTTAACGCCTCGGCTTTTTCGGCGGCAGCTACGAGTATGCCAGCCGTTCTAATGCTCGTCGACCTACTCGGCTTTTATCCTATTACTTCCGTTACGACTACCGGCGACCAAGCTCTTAATAATACGGTTACTCTACCTCGTTATACTACCGGAGAGGGCGTACAAGCCTTTATTACGCCTACTACGGTAATGGGTGCCGCAACTCCGAATATTCGTTTAACCTATACAGATTCCGACGGTAACGCCGGTAATCTTACTCCGGCTACTCTACCGGCAGGACTTACCGCCGCACCTGTAACCTCTATAATCTATAGCGGTACTGGAGCTGGTAAGTATGGTCCGTTTATGCCTCTAGCTATCGGCGATAAGGGTATCCGAAGCGTACAACAGTTTAACCTTTCGGCTTCTTACGTATCGGGCGTTCTAAACCTAGTACTTTGTAAGCCACTTCTAACCTTGCCAATGACGACTATCGGCGTAGCTTCCGAAAGAGACTTATTAAATCAAGTACCGAGTTTGCCTAAAGTAGAGGACGGAGCTTGTCTAGCGTGGTTAATGTACGCCGGTGCCGCAACTCCGGTTAACTCCGCATTTTACGGACACTTAGACTTCGTATGGGGTTAAGATTATGCTACTCGGAAACTACTCCGTATTAAATAAAAACCCAGGACGAGCTTTAGGCGGTTCGACCGTATCCGATACTCGTTCGCAGACTGGTAAATCCGGAGCGGTTCGAGGTAGGTTCTACGGAGAATCGGCAGTAGCCGGAGAGACCGACCGTAACTCTACTCCTAACGGCTATAGACCGCCTTATTCTTGGGTATTATCTCCGAAGACCGGAGGGCTATCGTCTTACGGTTCTCTAGTAGGAGACGGCGATATAAGCTTTTCTAACTTAGCCGGAGGATTAAACGCCGAAGCCGACTTAGCCGGTTCGGGTATTATCTCGGACGCAGGGCTAGGGCTTATCGCTTCCGCCGTAGCTACTCTATCCGGTATCGGAGGAATCTCCGGCGATATAGTAGGTAAGTTAGAAGCGACCGCCGACTTAGCCGGTAGCGGAGACCTAACCGGAGCTTTAGGAGCGTTAGCCGACTGCGTAGCTACGTTAATAGGTACTGGTACTCTAGACTCCGATATAACCGCTAAGGCTAACTTATCCGCAGATATTACGCCGTTTACCGAACTTAGTCCGGAGGCTTTAGCCGCAGCCGTATGGAACGCCGTAGCTACGATATTTAATACCGCCGGTACAATGGGAGAGAAGTTAAACGACTCGGGTTCGGCTTCTAACCCTTGGGCTACCGACTTAGGCGGAAAGAC